TTCATCTTCCCAAGGATCATTTAGTTCAGTAATACGATTTTCTAATGACTGAAGTAAAGGATCTTTTTTCTCTTCCTCACCAAATTTTACAACAAGTAACTCATCTCCTTGTTGGACATCAGCCATTTCTGGATGAGATATTTTAGTTACTGTTTTCTTTTCTACACTATATCCCTGTACAGGCATACTCTGTGAGATACTCCATCCCTTTGCAATTGATCTTATAGCAAAAATAAAAAGACCAACCCAAGTTACTGTAAATATAATATCAGTTAATGGATTCATTTTCTCAATTCCTCATTTAGAAGATAAAACCAAACAACACCCAATACAATTATAAAAAA